CCCGTCACCGCTCAGTCCAGCCTCGTGGTACTGCAAGCCACGAGCAGCGGCATCCTGAATGTATTGCGGAACATCCACGAGCACTCGCATCTCGTCATCTGTTTCGTCATCGGCAGTTAGTTCCATCGCCTGGTCTGGCGTGTATGCCTTGATGCCCATACCCTCTGCCGTGGCTCGTGCGTCAGCGTCATTGTCAACAACGAACTCCAACTCATCGCCATACTCCTCTTGCAACTTGCTGTACTTGTACCCCTTGAATGCCTCTGCAACCGCAGGGCTGCTCTGCTCGTTAAAGTCCTGAAGGTGGACCTCCGCAAACGGCACACTGTTGTCATCAAGCCACTTGGTTGTTTCTACTAGCCTGCGGATTGGTCGTGCGCTCACAACGATGACCTCGTCACCGCTGTCTTGCACATAGGACTTTAGCCAATCGATGTATGGCTGGTTTGGCGTATCGCCAGTTGTTGTAAGCGTGCCGTCAATGTCGGTGATTATGTATGACATTATTCTTGTGGCTCCTGTCCGATTGTGCCGATGTTTAGTGGCTTCCAGTATGCATCGCCGTCTGGTCCAATCCCTGTCCTATCCTCCAGGGCGCGCACCTCGTTAATGCTCAGGAACCCATTGTTCAGCGCGGTCGCATAAGAGTTGTAGCGCTCCTGCGTCGTGGCGCGGAGGAGCCCGTCAACCGTGAACTTCAGGAAGGTGCGCTCAGCGCCTGGAACTAGTCGCTGGAATGCAGCCTCAAGTCGTGCCACGAGTGGGCCCAATCCGAGGCGGAGCCATTCGATGCTGATGACCTCCACGCTGCTGTATGAGGTGTTGCCTCCTGGGTACTGGAGCAGATGCAGAGGCACTCCATAGATGCGCGCGATTGCCTCAACGCCATAGTGCATTGTCTCCACGAGTTGAAGGTCACTAATCTTGACGCTCATCTGAGAATAGTCAGCGCCTCCGGTCAGTACCGCTACGCGCCACGCGCGGTCAACACCTTCGTGCCTGCGGGCAAAACTATCTCGGAGTGTCTGCGCTTGTTCCTGCGTCAACTCCCCTGGAACCTTAACCACGCCGCCCACCGTTGCGCCCTGCTCATAGAACTTGGCGCCAAAGAGTTGCGTTGCAGCGGCAAGCCCGAGGGTCACGCGGTGATGCTCAACGGGATTCAGCCCGCGCTCATTCTCTCCAGTTGCGAACAACGGGATGTGAACAATAGAATCTGCGCCGAGAGTTGATGCGCCCTCCTTTGTTGTCACCTTGTATACGGGCTCACCCATCGGGCCAGAGAGAATCTCAACTTTTTGCGGGTCAAGCACTCGTGTCTCAACAACATTGTCAGAGGAGTCGCGCAGCGCGAGGATAAATGCGTTGCCGTCAATCAGCAGGCTGCTGACCACTCGATGCTTAAAGTCAAACGCTGTGCGGTTGGGGTTGTTAGGCTCCGGAACATCCATCCAGCGCGGGCGCGGGCGATAAGGTCGGCGCTCTCCGTCAACCCTGATGTATGTGTCCCACGGGAGTGAGGCAACGGTGTCGGCATAAAGTTTAACGGCTGCATACAGCGCGCCAATGCTTGTCGCATTATCCTCGTTGATGTGTACGCCTGCTGTTTTTTGCGGCAGGTCGGATGGCCACCACGGTGACACCACTCGCTGCTCCTCGGATTGTTCACGCCCCAGGATGCGGTCAAAGATTCCCATATGCTCTCCTATAGTTCAATGAACTGCACCGCAGCCGCAGGCTTGGGGCCCACTGCTGTGGAGAGTGTACCAGCACGGCTGTGTGCCATTATCGCTGCAACAAACAAGTCGATGCGCTTCAGGCTGTTCCTTGCCTCCTTGCGAACCATCAGCCCGTTGCGTGAATAGTATGGCGTGGCATTGGCTGCGTGCCGCGCAAGTCGTGGGTCAGCGTCGTGCTTGATACTCCCATTCACCACAGCATCATACATCGCACTTGTTGCTGGCACCATACGGGATGGTGTCTGCGGGAACTCCACGACTGGCAACCCCATCTGCTGCCACGCTTCCATTGAGCGCTGCCACCTAAACGGGTCACAGACAATCTCTCTCACATCGTGGGACAAACAAATGCTAGTCATTGCAGCCTCCACCTCCTCAACTGGTACGCGCCAAGTCAGCGCATCGTCAAGTCCACGCTCCCAGTGCCCTAACACGAACAGCGCCTTGTCGCTGATACGGCACGCCACGATTGCGGTGGAGTCGTTGCTGAATGAGCCGTCAAACCCAAGCACGATAGGGTCAGCCTTGTCCAGTTTGAGCGTCTTGTCCTCCAGTGCCTCCCACGCGCCCTGCGGCAAGAATGACTCGCTGGAGGTGACCCAACGATTCAGCCGCTTGGTTTCATACTCGTCACGCGGCAACGAGCGTGCTGCGGCAGCGAAGTCCTCTGGGTCAAGGAAGTCCCCGAATGCTGGGTTTGCTGCGGCTGCCGCCTCTGGTGTATTCCATTCGACATCCTCCGGCGCAGCGAACCACCTGAAGTAAAAAGTGGGGTCATCCACTTCGCCACTCTTAATCCGCTGGCCGTATTGCCAGAGCGTGTAGCAGAGGCTGAACTCACCACGGCTGTTCATCTTGGCTCCAGCCGTTGAGATGCCGAGTACGAGTGGATTGCGCCGCGCACCAGAGCCCAGGTTCACGGTTGCCCAGAGTCTGTCATCTGGCTGAATGTGTACCTCGTCAAAGATGACCGTGCTGAAGTTGTATCCCTCTGCGCGCGATGCGTCTGCCGAGAGCACGCGCAGCACGCTTCCTGTTTCTGGGTACTCAATCACATCCCTGAGCGTGTGCAGTTTGCGGGAGAGTATCGGGTCAAGTTCCACCATCCTGGCGCACTCTCGGAACACGATGCGCGCCTGTGCCCTATCACCGGCAACGATGGCAACCTCAGCGCCAACCTCGGTGAATAGCGAGTAAAGTGCGATGCCAGATGCGAGGATGCTCTTGCCATTCTTGCGCGGCATCATTAAGAGCCCGCGCCGATACCTGCGCCGCCCATCCTTTCGCAACTCAAAGATGTCGTTGAGAATCTCTTTTTGCCACGGGCGCAGTTCCATTAACTGCCCTGCGCTATCACCCTTGCTTAGTCGGCAGAATGACTCGATGAACTCCGCAACCAGTGGGCCTTCTGACTTAGGCGCGCCGCGCCGCCTTGATGATGGCTTCAAGTTTGGCTGTGGCGCTATTCGCTTGCCCATCAATGTCTCCTCTCAACCCAACTCGTGCCGCCGGAGTTAGTCCCAACTCACGGGCATACTTCTTGACTGCATCTGCATTGTCCCGAACAATCTGGTGCAACGGATTCTTGACGAACTCGCCGCCGCGCCCTTTAATGAGTGGACCAGTTTTGTTGAGCATACCCTCTGCCTCTAGGTAGCGTGCGAGCGCCTCGCAGTACAGGCGCAGCAAGTCCTTGTCTGCGGAGGTCAGGACACCTGTTGAGCCAAGCGCGTCAATGACCCTCTCCCAGATGACTCGGGCATCGTCACGGAGGTCAGGCGGGGGAGTCAGCGGGCCACCCGCTGGGATTGGCTCGGCATAGTTTATGACGCTTGGGCGTGTTTCGCCAGATAGAATCTTCAGCCGCGTTGGCTTAGGCGCTGGCCCTCGTGTGCCCATCGCTCACTCTCCTTGTTTCTGTTCGTCATCCTCGTAGCGCATCCCGTACTCGTTTGACTCCGCCGGGATAGCAAGCCCTGGCTTGCGCCGCAACTTGTTGCGCTTGAATGGCGTGTAGTCAACATAATGATGCCACCTTCCAAAGCGCCAGACAATCTTTGACACATCTGGATGCAAGTCAACCTGCATCTTTGACTTTGGCAGGGTGCCTTCTTTGGCGTAGAACTCTGCCGTGTTCCCACCCTTTACTGTTTGCGTGCGGAGTTTCATTTGCAGGAATGCGTTGAACTGCACCGTGCACCATCCATCCTTAAGCATCCGCAGGCTCAGGTCGGTGTCCTCGTTGTACCTGCCGCGCCAGCGATACGGCACATCATTCCTGATGAGGTTGCACGAGTAGATGCGGGTGTTCAGCGCGAAGGGTGGCTGCTTGCTCTTACGGCTGGCAAACATAAAGTAGTTGGGCCCACTCATTGCCACATTGTCGTAGCGGTCAACGAAGTCCTCCATCGCACGAAAGATGGCGCCACTCTTGGCTGGCACCTTGAAGTTGCGGTTTAGCCGAAAGAATCCGTCAATGTTGTCGTCCATCACCCAGTGGCTTGTTGCCCCGGACTTGATGGCGTGGTCCCACGCAAAGTTGCGGGCTGGTCCAGGTCCTTTGCTCTTAGTCATCGCGAGGTCATCGCAGGGGTCATAGTCAACCTGATACTGCTTGTCAAGAATCAGCAGAGTCGCAGACGAGTCTACCTGCCGAGCATACTCATCGTGCTCCTGCTCCTCAATGACGATGTAGTGCGGCACGCCCATCTCGTGCAACGAGCGACTCGTCAGCCGAGAGTCTGCCCTGCCTTTGCTGACAATGTATAGCGGGTGCTTAGGATTTGTCATCGACATAACGCTTGGTGACCAGTCTGCCAATCTCTGCCTCTGGGAACCAGATGCTGCGAGTCTTGGGGGTCAGCGTTTGTCCAACCAACTTGGCAAATGCTTCCAAGTCCTCTGGCGTATTAAAGTGCACGATGACCTGCTTCCACGAGGTCTGGTCATCCTGCGTGAACTCTGGCATACCAGCCCACTCTGCAAGGCGCTCCGTTGCGGACATTCCGCTGCCGTCGTTGCCGAGATTGCTGAGAACATTTGCGAGGTCTGCGGAGTCTGTGGACACCTCTGCCAATAGTTCGGCAAGTTTCTCCTTGTCGATTCCGGCAAGAGCAGCCAACGGGTCAAGCGTCGCAAGCACGAGCGCCTCCTCCTCAGGGCTCAGGTCAACATAGGCAACTGGGATTGTGGCCGCATCCTCTCGGAGCGCAAGGCTGACGCGCATATGACCATCCACCAGATGTCCTGTTCGCTGATTCACGATGACTGACTGCACCCAGCCAACCTGGTCCAGTACGCCCTTCATCGCATCCTGTTGTGCTTTCGGATGGATGCGCCAGTTCGCTGGGTTTGCCAGCAACTGGTCTGGAGCCTCCTCACCGTGTCCAACGATGCGTGACTTGAAGTCAATGCCTGACATTATT